TTGTTGTATCCGACCCTGATACTGGTGAAAGAATTGAGACTGTTGTTGATTTAACAACTCTTAAACCAAAAGAGTTTAAATTGATTGGCGATGAGAATGGTTATTTCGATTTCACCCTTCCTATTAGTAAGAAAAAGGTAAAGTTCAAGTATCTAACAAGAAAAGAAGAGAAACAACTATCACTTATTACTAAAATGGAGAACTATGGAACAAAAGCCCAGATGCTTACAGAAATGGGTAAAAGTTTAATGAGAATGGCTTCAAGTGATGAACTTATTAGTAATCAGGAGAAGAGTGAAGTTGAGAAAGCCAATAAATTAATCAGAAGATGGTGTGAGAAATTAAAGAAGAAGTCTGATAAACCATATACACGTATGATTACAAACATTCTTCAGTTACAAGTAGTATCTATTGATGGAAATACTGACAGAAAGTTTATTAATAAATTCATAAACTCTATGCCAGCACGTGATTCTTTGATGTTAAGAAGACATATTAATGATAATGCTCCTGGTATCAATTTCAACATCACCGTTGAAAGACCTGAGTCAATGGGAGGTGGCTCTTTCGAGACCTTTCTTAACTGGGACGATTCTGTTTTCCTCAATATCTCCGAATTACGAGAAAAATCTTAAAGAAGAGTTATTTGGATGCTTCAAACATATCGGAATACCATTTAATACTTTGGACAAAATGCCTATAAGAGACAGGAAATTCTATATACATCAATATAATGTCTATATGGAAGAGAAACAAAGGGCACAAGAAGGTGTAAGTGGAGGAAGTTCTATGGATATAGATGCTGCCACCGATATGGCTCAAAACGATTTGGGATTATGAAAATATAAAAGCCTTGTTTTTCGCAAGGCTTTTATTATTATATTAAACTAATTTGGATTTCTCGATGCCACTATATCTTAACGTATTGGCTATATTTATTAATTTATAACAACTTCTACATTCAGTAATAATATAAGTTGAGAAACGCACTAGTTCTTTTTGAACATCTTTGTTAGACATGTATGTATGATAAAACTCTTGATAATTCTTCTGAAAATCGCCTAAAATACTATCAAGAATAGACTTTAAATTATTAGACATCACAGTGTATGTATTTTTTACAGTTTTTTTATTTGATGATGTCTTATAATTTTTGCTATTATTATTAAACATTCTATCTACTGCTCTCATTCCTTTTTTTGCGCCAACGGTAAAATCTCTAACAGGATTCCATGAGCGCAAAGAACCAGGTATTAATGAACTAATAGACGGACTCTCAACAAGACGAGATTCTTTTACGTTTTTACCATTATTAATTGTAGTTTGAATTTGTTTTAAAGTATTTGCAAGCTGATTAGCCAATGTGTGAGCAGTGTTAAATATACTTGACATGTTAGAATACGCTTCAGATGTGTTAAAAGCATCTACTTTTTCTATTTGTGAGTAAAATAAACAAGTGTCAAGATTCATGATGGCAGTTTTAACAATATTGGCATATTTGTTTTGACCAAATACTTCTGTAATAATAAATTCATCTATACTTTCTTTGATAATTTTATCTAAATTCATTATGTTCACTTTTTAAATAAATATCAAATCAAGATAGAAAAGCATTTAGCATTTACTGTCAATCCAAACCTGAAGAGAGTTTAAACCATTCATAATATGTCCTTCTGGATTTTCCAAGAACCATGACATGAATAGACTGAATACGATAAGTATAATTGCCCAAAATAAAATTACAGCTATAAAATATCCAATCATATCACGGATACCTGTAAATGTATAAATTACTTTGCCACTAATTTTTGATAAAATCATAATCTATATTGTTTAATGTTGTTATATCGTTTAATGTTTTGCAAAGTTAAGCAAAATATTTAATAACAGCAAATTATCAGACTTAAAAAACGTTAATTTATATATTTATTAATAATAAAACAAGAAATACATATGGGTCCTTTTGCAATTTTTAGTAGTATATTAGGTTTTGCTGGAAAGAATTTTGCTAAAATAGTAGTTGGCGCTGCAACAGGTGCCTCTAATGTGTTAGTTCGAGGCACAGAGAAGATAGCAGGTACTCTGTTGTCATTGCTTAACCCATTTTCACTAATTGGTAACGGTATAAAAGAACTTCAGAAATTTGACGATATGGGCGTTAAAACATCTCGTCAAATGGGTCTTAATTATGGTGCAAGTATTGCTTATACTGGTACTTTAATACGTCGTACAAAAGATTTGGCTGCTACGTATGGTGTTACTAGTGAAGCTATTGGTAAAATACAAGAAGGTTTAGCTAAAGCAACTGGTAAAGCTATAATGCTAAATGATGCTCAGGCTGAAGTTGCATTAGCTGCTAACAGAACCATTGGAGAAGGTGCAATGAGCCAATTCTATGAAGACTATCAAAAAATGGGTGGTGGTGTTCAGAGTGCAGTTGATATGGCTATTGATAGCTATACAAAAGCAAGTAGAATGGGCTTGTCGGCACAAGAATTTTCTGCTAAGATTGCCCAGAATATCAAAATGGCAAATCAATATAAGTTTGCCGATGGTGTGAATGGTATAATGAAGATGACAGCCTTGTCTGAAAAACTTGGTTTTAATCTTCAATCAATGAGTGGTGTTATAGATAAATTCAACTCCATACAAGGCTCGATAGAATCATCTGCTAATCTACAAATGCTTGGTGGTATGGGAGCCGTATACGGGTCGAATCCTATGACTATGTTGTATGAGTCATTAAACGACCCAGAAGCGCTTACCAAGAGAATGACAGATATATTTGGTAGCCTTGGTACATTTAACACTAAGACTGGTACTGGAGAACTTACTGGATACAACATGGCTTTAATTAAAGAGCAAGCTAAGGCTATGGGTATGAATCCAGAAGAAGCTGTCCAGATAGCTAAAAATTCTGCTAAAGCTAAATATATTGACGAGAAAGCAGGCGGTGCCTTAAGTAATCTTTCCGAAGAACAGAGGGCATTTGTTGAGAATAAAGCACAATATGACACCAAAACAGGACAATTTACTATTACTGATGTTTCTGGGAAGAGTAAAAATATAAGTCAGATGACTCCAGAGGATGTTATAGCTCTCCAAAAGCAGGAAAGCATGACAGATAAAGAGGCATTTATGAAAGGCGCTCAAGAAATAGTAAGCGTTAGTGAACGTATAGAAGGAATACAGGCTATGATAGGCGCTCAAATGGCAGAAGTATTATTCCCTATGTTGGATGGTTTTAAAGAGCTGTTATATAAATTAATACCAACCATAACAAAACTTATTTCAAACGGAATTAGTGTAAGTATTGGACTACTTAAAATGATTGCTACTGGTATAAAAATACTTGCAAACAGCAGATTCTGGAGTGGATTAGCAAAAATGTTGATACAAGGAATTTCTGCTGGTGCTGCATTCGTAGGACAGTGGGCAGTAATGTCATTACTTGGATGGTGGGGAACTGGTCTACAGATAATAGTTTCCTTATTAGGAAAAATTGGAGAATTTTTAGGTGCCAAGAGTGATACTCAAAAGATGTTAGACAAAATAAGTGATGTTGCTAGTGGTGCAATGCTTGCAAAGAGTGTGTATAATGGTGTTGGAGAAATACTTGATAGATTTGGTCTAAAAGGATGGGATACTCGTGATGCAAAGGGTGAAGAATTAAGGTCTGATTTCAAGTCGTTAGCACAAGATGGTTCTACTACTCTTAAATCAGCTGCTGGAGTGATTTCTAATGTTATTACAATCGGTAAAGAAGTTGCAGTATTTGGAAAAAATGCAGTTGATAAAATGGGTGCTACTGGGGAAGAAAGAAAGAAAGCATTCAATCAGTCAATAAGCGAGGCACAGAACAAAGATAAAGAGCCAGTAAAGATGGTTTACGATAATGTTGGTGTAATGCAATCCGCAAGTCCAGTTGGAGGTATGGTTGCACGAAGAGGACTGGGTACATATAACAGTTCATACAGTACAAATTACAATAGTACAGCATGGACAGATGCAAGTAGTTCTGAATCTTCACGCTTTGGCTCAATGATATCTAACAAGTATGGGGCAGATAAGAGGAAAGATATAGAAGGTGCGACATCAGCAGTAAGAAGTGATATTAAAAGTAGTAGTAGTGATGTTGTTGATGCTATTAATAGACAGACAAGTGTTATTGAAAATGCAGACGGGAAAACAACAGTTGTTAAAAACGGTTTAACGGGGGTTAGACATACAAAAATTTCAGTTAAGCCAGTCGGAGAAACTACCTCATTTAATACAACAAGAAAGAACGAAGCCTCAAATGGCACCCAAAATAGCAGAGTTGAGTTTGATAATATTAATGTAAATGTTAGTGGTAATATCAATCTTAAGGGTTCTGATGGAAAACTAAGTAGTATTGATATGGATAATATCAAAAAGCAGTTAGAACAATCGTTAACCGCAAGCATACGAGAAAATATGAACAAACATGCTAACATGGGTATGAAGAATAGAAATGTAAGTTATGATAGAGGAGTATCTATAGATTCTGGACATCGAACGGCTTAATATTCTCTTCATAAAACTTAAAAAAATGTTATTATTTAATAAGTAATATGTTATAAAATGGCAAACAAATCATTAAATATAATCAAAGGAAATACAAAATCTGGACTGAAGAATGTTCTTGAAAATGGTGATTTAATCAATCGTTCCATTGGGCAAAGAAATTCTTATGATTCAATCACAACATTATTAAAATCATTGGGTCATAAACCTGTCAGTTTAATGGGTTTTGATTATACATATATTTTTGACCATGTAAGAAGAATCTATAATAATAAAAGATTTACTTTTTACGGAGACAAACCTACTGTTTATTTTGCAGATGTAGATAGAGATGTTGAAAATTTAAAAGATTGGGTGAAATCATTTAGTGCAACATCTACAAATACAAAGGAAACAACAACATATTACTCGGAATCTGAAGATGATGTTAATCAGAATAGGGCTATTGTTACCACGCAAGCAAATGCAGGTGTGTGGCACAGTGGTCTTGTTGAAAGTTTTAACGGACGTACTGATAAACTTTCTCAAAATGAGCTACTTAAGAAAACAAATGATAACTTTACTGCTGGTAAATATCGTACATTGGTTGCAAGATTTCACACTAATTCTGATGATTCAAAGGACGAAAGCAATCCAGTACAAACTGCGATATCTAAAAAATATGGTATGTCACACGGTAGGAATTTATTAAAGAGAGTTCCTACAAGTTCTTATGGCTACGATAATCCATATTGTCGTGTATGGACATACCACCATCAGTATCACACTCTTATTGATGGTATACGTCCTTTTGTAGAAGATGATGATTCTGAAGATACATCTAAAATAAGTCAATCTACTCTTGAAAGTAAATATAACTGGGCTGCTTTTAGAAGTCCATCTACAAGTTATGATAATGGAACTAGCGATAAGTTTGGTACAGGCGGAGAACGTCTTGATAAATATGGTACACTAAATAGATTAAACGGTCTACCTAACATTGCGCCAGTAGTTAGTGTATCTGATTACAATAATGAAATTAGCACGGCTGCAAATAAAGTTCGCTTAGAACAATGTATGTTTTCAATAGAAAACTTAGCATGGAAAGATACATTTAGACAAAGCGAAATAAAGAAATTTGAAGATAACGGTTTGTCACCAGAACAAAAGGGACCATTTGGTGGCAGAATAATGTGGTTTCCCCCATACAACATTAAATTTGATGAAAGTGTTAATGTAGATTGGGGAGAAACTGCATTTATAGGACGTGGTGAGAAAATTTACACATATGCAAATACAGAAAGAACTGGAAATTTATCATTTACATTACTTATAGACCATCCTTCAATTATTGACTATTGGGAACATGGTTTAAGGGGCGATGGAAATAAGACGGAAGATAGTTCAAAATCAGGGGTTGATGATATTGATAGTCATGAACAGCAAATGCTTAGATTCTTTGCTGGATGTGAAGTATTAAAAGCTGGAAAATTTAGAGAACCAGAGCCAGACCCTGCTCAGGCTAATCCTGCTGTTGGCTCTCCATCCCCAGACACCCCACCAAATCCTGAAGATAAAAAACTATATTGCTTAATTTATTATCCTAATAACTATTCAGGTATTAGCGATGCACCAGGTACTAACAGTGTAGTAAATGCTTACGATTATTTAATAAATGGTCTCGGAACTCAGATGTTTAAAACTAAGAGTAGCGGAAAACCAGAGAGACCTTTTGACAATTTGCCAAGTGATGTTGCTGTAGATGTCTTGTCTGAGTATGGTGTGGGATATGAAATGAATAAACCAAGAAGAGCTGGTTCGAATAGTGGCAAAAATACAGGTATAAGTATTTTTGGAAAGAATATAGAGCCAAGAACTCCACAAAACTTCAAGAACTCAGAAGATATGCTTTTTGATGCATCAAAGTATAAAACAAGTGTTGATAACAGTGAAGATGCATTCATAGATTATAAAGTCAGCGGTGATGATAGAACATATTATGCTGCTATGGAGGTATTACCTAATTCAAAGGCGAATAAAGTAAAATGGGGTGATAAGGATTACGGCTACGACTCTGGTACTATGGCTGGAAGTGTTATGAAAGCACAATGGTATGCAGTGGTTGATGCAAAAGGTTATTCTACAAGCACAGATGTAGAATATACTGTTACAATTAATGGTAATAAAACTTATAAATTCAATCTTGAAGATGCTGGAGACGGTAAGAGCCTTCAATACTATACAGGAGGCTCATCAAAAGAAGATGCTACGTTTATTGCAAAGTTAAATCCTGATGAAGGCATTATGGCTATCCTATACGTGGATAATATAACGGGAGCGACTATTTCTTATGGAAGTATTCGTCATGATTTAACACGTGAGGAATTAAACGGTTTAGGTTCTAAGTATAAAATGCTTGGCACAATAAATAATATAAAAATGCCAGCGAGTGGTAGAGTTTCCCTTGCATATAATGGAAAAAGATATGATAATATCACGGTTAAGAAAAATAATAAAGGAAGAAAGTATTTAATTACTCCAGATGAGAAAGTTAAGGTATATTTGGACAATGGAAAAGTATACGTTAGAATGGGTAATAATTTACAAAGTATAAACATTATACCAATTAAATATGAAAAAGGTATAGGTAGTACTGTATTAGAGTGGCAGCATAGAAGATGGTGGTACCGTGTGGATAAGACTGATGATGTTATTAATCAAAGACTTGTTGATATAGAAACAGGTGTATCCATGTGGGATAATTATGTGGATAAAAAATCTCATTCACTTAATAGTGTTGGGTATAAAAAGACACCAGAAGCAGGACTATTTGGCTTAACTGAAAAAGACGAAATAGTAAGTTTTGCAGATATGTATGTTGGCTTGCATAATGATTCAAAAATAACAGAATTTTATAAAAATTGTGTCGATGATGAGGGCTTGTCTAAAGTAAAGGATTTAATGAAAGGCAAATATAATATTACGCAAATAGAATATCGAGGTCACGCATCTATTCATGGTGATAATAAAAGTGATTCGGTAAACTTTGAACGTAATACAAAACTTGCGACACAAAGAGCTGATACGGCTAAAGCATGGTTTTCATCTTTCAAATCACCTTTTCAAGAATTAGCTAAATCTGGTGCTAATAATACCAAAACAAATATACAAACTACACCTAAGAATATTGCTAATAATGATGTTGATGATATTTTGATTAAACAATGGAGAAGCGCAGCTATAATTATTCATTATCGTGATGCTTTAACTGTGGATAGTCAAGATAGCATGACAAATACACCCAAAATATTAAAGGATTCTGAATTACCAAAACTGGATAATGAAGAAGGAAGCGATTGGACAATATTAGGTAAAAAAGATTCTAATGGCAATATTACTGAATATTCATGTAATGATATATTCATTATGCGTTGTGGGTCTCATTATTGGAATAATTTCAGCTCACGCCCAAAGGAAGCCTACAATCGCTTAAGCGTTGACTTATGGTTAAATGATACATCTAATCAAGAACAACTCATTAAATTGTACGGAAACGGTGTTAATGGAAAAGACTGTACAGGAACAATAGACAACTTTAGTGATGAAAATAAGTCTAAAATTAGAGGATGGATTAGAGATGCTTATAGAACTGCTAATTTGAATAGTAATACTAATAACGATTCTCATGTATACAAAAAGGAAGAGTTAGAAAGTAAAGAAACTAATAATATAGCTTCAGAAAATCGTGGTAGTACTATTGGTAATGGAGTTAAGGAAATTGATGTTACTAACCAAGAGACATTCAATAAAGCATTTGCTTACAGGTACTATAATGATTATAACTTTTATCCAGAAGAAGTTATAAGAAGACCTGAAGTATTTAATTTCGATGATGTATACAAATGGGGTAATGCCCATAGAACTGACTTTGAAAAAGAGTATGGAAATAAATATGTTTATTACGAACCATGGTTTTTACAATATGTAGATTTATTCTATAAAACTAATGGTAATCAAGCTATTGTAACAAATAATGATGAATTTAGTAAATTAATTAAAAAAGTTTATCTTAGTGAGGAAACATCAAATACAATGTATAATAAATACGATTATAATACATTGCGTGATTATGCTATTAAATATTGTAGTTATCCTCGTGTTTATGACAGAGTAAGAAAAGAATTAAGTAAATCTGTTGGATTAAGATATTTAGAAGATTATGGAAATAAAAAAATCAATATAGGTGATAACTTTAAATACTCTACTATTGCATTAGATGTAGTAGGTTTATTAAAAACATCTTCTAATAGTACTGAAATTGCTAAAAAATATAGTATAGAAGAAGTTAAAGGGATATATGAAATATACAAAAAAGGAATTGACGGATTAGGATGTGGAGATACCGACCCATATCTAGATATACTTATTGAGGTTATTAATTTACAATCTAACCCTTCATTTATCAAAACAAATGCAGATGGTAGCAAAGAAAAAGTTTTCACTTCCATGAGCGAAGTCACAAGTCGTATGACTGATGATGAATGTAAAGCAAAAGTAATGGCTATTGTCGAGAAAGGTCAAATAACCCCAGACCAAGCGTGGAAGATGTATGAAAAATGCTTAGGGGACAAAAGTAATAAGGGTTCAAATAAATCCAATAATGGAGAAATGACTAATTATCCACGTTATGATAATGAGGGAGAATTTTTTAAATTATTAAAAATAAATGACCCAACGATGCATAACTTGATAAGTGAGAAAGTTAAATACTTCGACCCTGCCTTCCATTCTGTATCTCCAGAGGGATTTAATGCTCGTTTAACGTTCTTACATCAATGTACAAGACAAGGACCAACTATTGGAGCGAGTGACGTGAATCAGACTAATAGAATTGCAAATAACTTGGCATTTGGTCGTCCACCTGTTTGTATTTTAAGAATTGGTGATTTCTATTACACTAAAATCGTAATAAAGTCAATAAGCATACAATACGACCCTGTACAGTGGGATTTGAACCAAGAAGGTATAGGTATTATGCCTATGTTCGCTGATGTTAGTATGAGTTTTAACTTCTTAGGCGGAAGTGGGCTGTCTGGTCCAATAGCACGTTTACAAAATGCAGTATCTTTCAACTATTATGCTAATACTGAAGTTTATGATAACAGGTCAGAACAAGCAGAATATAGTAATGGTAAATTGACTTATTTCAAACCATTTGAAGTAAATTACAATCTTCCAGTAGTAGAAAATACAGCCATTACAGATGAGAATGATGAAGCTGCATCTCAAGATGCTAAAGTTGTTGAGAAAGCAGAAGCTAAACCAGTCAATGCAAAAGCGGTAAATGCAAAAGCCGTTGATGTTAAAGCAGGACATAGTTCAAGAAAGAAGACTGGTAGCTCTCACAGAAATAAGGCTTCACATAGTACTGTGAGAAGTAATAATAGTAGCAATGAAACTGTGAATAGTGTTAATTCTTCACAAACAACATTTAGTATAAAGCAAAAAACTTCAAATTCAAGTTCAAGAAGTTCAAACAATGGTAGGAAAATATGCAAATATATAAGATATGGCATTTCGTATCCATTAGGTCTTTTGGGAAAGGGCATGAATGTGCTTGCTACTAACGATGAAAAGAATCCAATAACGTGGAGTGGTGATAAGGGTATCACTAATATTGAAGACTTATATCGAGAACAGAAGAAAAGATTAGAACATAGTATGCTTAACCTCGGAAAGGATATGTACAAGCCAGATTTTATGTTTATTGCCTATATATATTATTATGATAAAAAAACCATGCAAATACTACATGCAACAAAGTGGGCAAGTAGAATAAATGGAGACAACAAATGGTATTGTTATGGCTCTAGAAACGTAACAATAGGCGGTAGTAGTACGCCTCCTTTAATTGATAAAGATGGGTATAAATTTAATAATTATGAATATTGTAATGAAAATCGTACTCGTCAAAATATTCCTGTCGATTTGTTAAGTCAGAATATCTATCTTGATAACAGTGGAAGAGGGAGAATTTATAAAAAATAAAAGTTATGATAACATATAATAGATATCAACAGTTTAGAATGAACGGAACTTTCAAGCAGGTTCCGTTCATTAAAATACCTGTTAGAGATACAGACATGTATACGTATTATGAAGCTGGTAAAACTAGGTTTGATTTACTATCTTATCAATATTATGATAATCCTAATTATGGGTGGCTTATTCTTCAAGCTAACCCAGAAATAGGGTCATTGGAATACAGAATACCAGACGGAACAAGATTACGGATACCTTATCCTTTAGAAACAGTTATAAAAGATTATCAATCAGATATTGAAAATTATATCAGATTGTATGGAATAGAATAGTTTTTTAATTAAATTTTATAAAAAAGTTAATGGCAAGTGTTAGCAATATAACAAATAGTATAGCATACGTAGAACCAAACAACGTCCTTAATATCAATTCTGGTTTAACAACAGACCATAAAGACCATTTTAAAGCACCTGACCTTGAAGATTATTGTATTGCTTTAAATATGGAGGTAGAGGTCGTTGGAAGAAACTTTGATGCTAGAAAAAATCCACATGATAAAAGTGTGATACTAATGTCATGGACTGACCAAGGTGGTAAGTCTTCTATAAATTTTATGGAAGGCAAAAAGTTTTATCGTAGAGAAAGCGATAGACAATATGATGAAGCTTTTTTCAAATCAGTAAGAGAAGGTAAAGAGGATATTAAAAATCATAAAACTGGTAAAATTGGGTCAGACTATTGGGGCTTCTCCAATGGTTTGTCAACTGATTATACAGACAGTTTTTATTATGATTTAAAAGACCACGGAACGACTGAAATGTTTGGTATTTCATCTGTTGATATTGTGTATCAAAATTGGATGGTACCACAAGTTACTATTGAATTTGTGGATATCCGTGGTGGCTCTTTAATGCAGCCTACGGAAATGAGAAATGGTAATGGATTTAATGGAGTGAATGGATTTTCTGAAAAAGATATAGCTTCTTCATTCTTTCAGTGCTTCTTTACATTTCCTTACCCTCGTTTTAATATAGTAGTTAAAGGTTTCTATGGACAACCTGTATCTTACGAGATTACCTGTAATGATTTTAGAGTAAAGTTTGATGCATCTACTGGTAATTTTAATGCTACAGCTAAGTTTGTTGGTTACTCTTTTTCATTCATGAATGATGTCTCGTTATTGGCTTGTATGGCAGCACCATACTGTAATAATCTTGATGGGTCTAATTATTGGGATAGAAAAGTAGAAGAAGGCGAGTTTGTAATACCTAATTCTACAGGACAAAACATGCCCATGCCTAAGTTGAGTGAATTGTGCGCTAATTATGGGTTTATCTTACAGAAAGCTGAAGAGATGGGGCAAAATAATGAACTCATTTCGCAATATAACAAGAAGAATGAAAGCGTTAATAATAGAACACAACTTTATAGTGCGTACAATACATTCTTTAATAGTTTAGTAAATATTCTAGATGGAGAATCTTCTGTTGACAGTAAATATGGTGTGGTTATGCAAAAAGATGGCAGCACATATAAGGCTGTCATTGTATTAGTATCTGAAGAAGAAATAAATAATAAAGGAATAACAGATTTTGGTAAATTACCTTATCTAAAAGATGGTGATAATAAAGTAATTTTTGATAATTTAACTAATCTTATCGCAGCTGAAAATCTCGTAGAAGAGAATACGGGAGAAGTATACTCTGTTCCTTCTCAGAATTTTACTAATGTAAAGCCTGTTAAACTGGTAGATAAATTAAATACTCCATTCACAAGTAGTTCATTTAAGAGTGTAAGGGGATTAACAGAGGATGAAATAAGAAATGCATTTACATCTAAAAAAATAAATCCTTTTTCAAATGGTTATCATTATAACTATGCATTCATATTTGCTTTTGGAGATTATTCAGCTCTACAGGATGGAATTGATGAAGATGCGCAAGATAGCGCAGAAATGGAGGAGGCTGTAAAAGTAGAAAAACAAAAAATATTGGTTGATGCACTTGGCTTTAATCCAAGTCTTGAGAATATGTCTAAAATATACATGGCGCATTTTGAAACATTTATGCACCTCATGTATCAAACAGTTGAAAAAATTCAAGATGAAAGACGTACTTTAAATGATTTAGGTGTAAGTAATACGAACATACCAGATGTAAGTCTTAGAAGCAAGATAGTACCTCCATTCCCAAGAATAACCAAAGATATTACCGAAAATGGAATAACCAAGCGTGAAGATGCATGGATTGGAGAGTTTGGACGTAGTAAAAAATTTAGAGAAGCTGACCTTGTAAATGAAATTTTTAATGGTGTTAATCAGGTTGCATTCATAATTGCTAATGCAAAAAATGCACAAGAAAGATTAGCTGAAAATATTGAACAAAATTCTAATGCTAATAACAATGTATTAGATAAGTATAATTCTTCAATTCACTTTCCTGTATCAAATTTTGATTTTGTTACAGATGGAAACCCTTATGGTGAATATGACGATAAAGCACCTGTAAATAATAAAAGAGAATTTGCTGGACGTGTCTTTATTAGAATGTTACAAATATTAGGTTTAGGCTTAAATGGACGCTCTTTAGCAAGTAATTACATTGAGACAATAGCTAAGGCTGAAGCTAAGAATTTTTCACATATCTTCCTTCAGCCTGGTAACACTATTAGAAAAATGCTCCAATCTAATGCTAATGACCAAGGAGGAATTAGTGCTGATGATATTTTAACTATTGTTACCGAGTATAACTCTAATAATTCATGGGGAAAGCAGTCTCTTGCAAAAAAGGTTGGTAACGATTTCACCCCATTGTTAGATATATATCGAGTAAGTAATTCTAATTTTCACGAAAATGGCGGAAAGAAATATTCATACATATCATCATTAGGAAAATACACTATTAAAGAGACAATTCAAATTGCTAATAGTGGAAATATACCTCACGATGGAAATATTGTTGGTAATTTTGCACCTGTAAAAAAGGGAGAGGATATTGCATATACGGGTGATAATGTCAACTCCGCTGTTATATTCTTTGACAAAAATGTAGATAGAGTTAATAATATTATCCAAAGAAGTTTGAGTAGTGGTAATGCACCAGATGATTATTCTACTTTTGTTAACGATGTGGATGGATTTAATGTCACGTTTAATCCTGAAACATATAGCGAATATTTCGGAAGCAATAATTTTGGAACAGAAGCCTTGGTGCAAGAGGCAGTAAGCGTACCATACAACGACAAAAATAGAGAAACAATACTTGTATATAATAATACAAATACTAATCCTTACGCAACAAAATACGACTATCTACAACAGCTTCATAAAGGTAGTGATTATAAGAATATAGGTACGAATCCAGAAAAATATGCAATTACGCAGTTTTGTGGTATTAATACAAATTCTCAATTATGGAAGTTACATTATAGTTATTCTATATTTGGACAAGAGCGTTTTAGATTAGAAAAAAATAAATTAGCAAAATGTGCGCTTGTGTTTTATTCTTTATTGCCAATGTATGATTTTGACAAAATAGTTGGCGATTTGTTAAGGAAAAGACAAATTATTGTACCTTATTCTTCTGTTTTACAGATAGGCGCTATACTGTATTTAGAAAGAACGTCATCAAATTGGCTTAGTTTTAACAACCTAAACCAGATGGTTGCTAACAATGGTACTTTAAAGAATTTACGTAACCTAAAATTCATGAGTAGCGCAATGATTGCAAGATACATTCATGAATTTGTCACATGGGCTAATAAAAATTATAATAAATATTTTGGGTGTTTTGAGGTAACTCATAATACTAACTCTGCATTTTATCAAACAAAAAACAAGAACATTTACAGAGAGGGTTTTAACTACAATGTCGATGAGATACGTTTATTAAATAACGAAACTTCAGAACAAATGAAAGCACTTGTTAGTGAAATTCTTAAACCAATACGTGTTATTAAAGGCGCAAATGTAGATGATGATGGGTATACCAATAAGTATGATTTAGGAAATGATTATCAGCTTGTTACTGAAGGTATGGCTAAAACATATCTAAATTCATTTCTTAAAGCGTTAGCTAAGGAATACAGCGTTATTAGACCAGAGAATGATACTAACGAAGCAGATAGTGCACCTTCGTTCGCTCCGTCAGCTGATAAGGCTACAGATGATATGAAGATATCCTTCTATAACTATTTGAAAAATTTATATGATAAATGGATAGCTTCATCTCATTTCGAAGAATGGAAAATGTATAAATTCTTTAGTGATGAAACTGGAAGTGATAAACAGAATGATGGGCATAATTTCTATTTTATAGATTCTTATTACAACAAGATAGGTAATGAATTGTATATTGACGTTGGCGATATGGTTAACAAGTTATTGATGGTCACAGACCAGAATAACTATCTTTCAAGTTTAATAAGTTTCATGTCAGATATGTTTGCTACTAATAGGTGTCTTATGTTATCTGTACAAAATTTTATGGATTTGAGTGACTTTAGGAACATGGAAACAATGTTTAAACCTATTCCTTTTAATTCCATGCGTTCTCCTAAAAGACATCCTGATTTTGTTATACTATATTCATACGAGCCTTCGAGTAAAATAAATACAGGAGGAAGTGGGGATTATGAAGATGATGGATTTTCATTAAATCCTGATGATGTAATCAAAAACCCTCAACTTGCTCCAATAGCAATTACTTCAAGAAATGTAACAGAAATAAGCCAAAAGAATTGGTATCAAATACCTGCTTTCGGTGTAGGATATGGTATGCAATACCAAAGCTATTTCAATAATATTGAAATCAGCATGGAAAATCCTATGATGACAGAACAAGCATTACAGGCTACTTTTGCTATTGCTTCAGCTGCCGTAGGTGATACAAAGAATGGTGATAAGAAAATTGTATCAAGTGGACAGGATTTGTTTACTATTTACTCTAACAATTCATATTCATGTACGGTAACGATGATGGGATGTGCATGGGTTCAACCGTTAATGTACTTTATGCTAAACAACGTCCCAATGTTTAAAGGTGCTTATCTAATTCAAGAAGTATCTCATAGAATAGAACCAGGAAATTTCCAGACGACATTTACTGGGGTGAGAATGGCAAATGTACAAACAAGGTTAAATAAGTCACCACTTTTATTAGCAAATAATAATGCAGAAATAGGTTCTGAGTTTTCAGCAGCAAATAGAGTTGCTGACGTTGATAATGATTGTGAGTACAAAGTATATCCAGTTGGTGTAGATTACAGTGACAACAGTCCGTTAACTGGAGATGAAACTAACAAAGCAATAGCATTAATTAACAAAGTTATAACAATATGGAATAAGAATATTGGGGGACAATACGGAAGTTTGACAGTAGCTCAAGCAGCTGGTATAGTTGGTAACATGGCGATAGAATCCCCTGGCTTTGACCCATATAAGGTTATAAAGGATTCTAATGGATATTACTCTGGAGGTTTGTTTATGCTTAACGGAACGGCTTTAGGTGTTCTTATCAATAATGGTGATGCAAAAATGGCATTTAACACACCTAATGGTACAACATATCCTAATAGTGGCGGTAAGCCAGTTATCCCACAAAACATAAATGCCGATAAGCAGATTGAGTTTGTTATACAATCACTTACAGGACCTTATATGTCAAAGAACAAGTTAGTTGCACAACGTATGACTAGTACATCTAATGCTTCTGAAGCAGCAAGTGTCTGGGATATATACTTTGAAAGAAGTAGCGGTGGTGCAAGAAGAGAGAGACAGAAAAAAGCTGTGGCATTTTACAATGCGTATATCAATAATGGAAACACTACACAACAACCTGTTCAGAATGGAAATAACGTAGATAGTAACTCTTTTACAAGTTCGTTTTTTAATTCTGTACAAAAGACATTTGGTGATTATAACACAAAATTAACTTGTGGGTTTAATAATAACATTAAGAATAATAAAATCATATTTAAGCAAGCAGATGGAGGCAATAGCCACATGGCGCAGTTATTTGATGTTATTTTAAATGGATACCATGATTATGTGTCAGAAATATACTGGAATGTTAAAGATGGCAATTCTTTTGGAGTTAAGCCTTCTTCAGTTGGCGTAACTGTTTCTCAATCTAATTCTGGAGGAGTTATAAAATGTAGAATAGTTAGTGGGTTGACGTTATCGAATGATTCTTTTAGCTATTCAAACTATCCAATTAATGAATCTTTGCCTACAGATTTCTTCTTATGTTTATTAAAGAGATATGGAAAAGACGCTGTAAGTGTCATAAGGAATAAAAACTTCAAGTCAGACTGGTCAAATGCACGCCCTGATGGAGTTTTAGTAAAATGGTTTAGACATGCTGAACTTATTGCTTGTAATACATTAATTGCTTCAGGTACGGGAGGGAATATTGTTAATGGACGAATATGTGACTGGAACGTAGAGTCTGCAGCTAACTATATTAAATCTAATAGCCTTCCATTAGGAGAAATTGCAAGAAATGGTAAGTGTACACAGTCTGTAAGAGCAGCTCTGATTAATTCAGGATTAATAAATAAGTCATTTGGCTTTGGCGGTGGAGTTTATGGATATCCATGGGAGTGGCCTGATACGTTAGAAAAGTTAGGATTTGTAAAAATTTACGAAGGAATTAATAAGGCTACAGATGGTAGTTTAAATGGAACTCATGTTAATCTTCAAATAGGCGATATATCGTGTTTATGGTCATCAGAAACGACAAAACCAGCACGTAATACTAATCATCCAGATAGATACCATGTTGCGATGTGGGATGGAAACACATGGGACGCAGAAGGTAAGGCTTCTAACGTTGTTCCTTATGCAAGCGGTAACTTTATTGTTAAAATATATCGCTATAGGGGTAAATGTGATAATAGTAATACGAACGGTGTATCAACTGTAAATAACTTTCAAGGTAATTCTAAAAGGCTCTTGGTTATAGGTGATTCTATCGCTGCTGGCGCTAAAAATTCAGGTGTATATGATAACGCAGAGTATGTATGTGAACCAGGAATTAGTATTGGGGAATTTGCTGGTATTGCTCAACCCCACAAGTATATCAACGGTAAAAGAACTACTGTAAATCCTAAAAGCTATTATTACGATTTAGTAAAGAGTAAGATTAACAATGCCGACACTGTTATAGTTTACTTAGGTACAAACGATGCACCAAACATCAAGATAAATAACGAAAATCAAACAATAGAAGGACTTAAAAAAATTAAAGAACTTCTAAGAAATAAAAGAGTTATTTGGGTTGGATGTGTTTATGCGCCTAACTATACATACAACGGTTCTAATGCATGGGATTATACCAATCGTTCTAAAGTAGACAAACTAATTGATACTTATGGATTTAGTACTGTAAAATTATCTGATAATCAATGGTTATCAATTAAAAGAGCTAAAGATGGATTACATCCAAATTCAGATGGTCATAAGAGATTAAAACAGTTAATTATTGGATAATATTTTGTTTTTTAAAAGAAAGTACGTATCTTTGCATCAAAAATCAAGATAATGAATAAACTAGGATACGTTATTTCTGATAATATTATAAAAGAAAAAAATGACTTTGTGGGTTATGTTAAAGATATTTCTGAAGCAGACCCCACAAAGCCCATTTTATATATTGGCTACAAAAAGGCTAAAAAGGTTGAGGGTTATAAAAGTATTTTAGATAAGAAAATAAATGATAAAACTTTTTGGACTTTTAAAAAGACAGAATCTCGTTCTGATTATGAAATTGATTTAGAAAAATTCTATATATATATTATTAATAATATATTATATAATATAAATTATTATTATATTAATATTATATATATTAAATATAATAAATTAAAGAAATTATATAATATATTATTTAATTATACAAAACAAAAATATATTTATATAAGTAAAAATATGATTTATTTCCAATATGAAGATAATACATATGGGATTTCATTAAACTTATTAGAATATATGGGGATAAATCAGAAGAAAATTTTACAGAGAATCAGAAGTAATAGAAGTAATATTATAATCTATGATAATAACGAAAAAGTACATAAGATTCTCAAGGAAATTGGGTATGATAATAGATATGCAGTACCCCATTTAATGGAAAAATTAGAATAAGTAAAATGTTAAAGAAAAGACACTTAATCGGTACTTTCGTGAATAAACACAAAGTTCTATCTTTTATAGAGAAAATAAAGAATAGTACAAAGATAGACGTAAAGAATATTTTTATTTTTACAATAGAGGGGAATAATAATGAATATTTGTTAACATTTAAAAGCGTAAATAATAATAGATATTTAAATAAACTCTATAAATCAACAACTTTACACGTTAAAAATGGATGCCTTTTTTCAATTAATGCTTTAAATAATTTAATAGATAAAGAAAGCGATAAATCTGTTAATAATAAAAAAGATTATATTATTGATTGGGAAAAATATAGAAATAAATTGATAATTATGACATCTGGAAAATTATGCATATATACACTATCAAAAATAGAAGATAAAAACATAATTCTCGATTTGTAAAGTATTTATATATAAAAAATTAAAGTATTTTATATATGGCACGTTTCATACAAAAACAATCACAATCTAGAAGAATATCAAGATTAGATATAAATCCAAATAATGTTGTTATAAATAAAAAAGAAAATAATAAAGTTATGAATACATCTGAAAAAGTAGCAATGGCACAAGAAATTCTTTCAAAAGAAGACAATAAGAAAAATAATGTTAAACGTCTCAAGAAAGATAAGGGGTTAATTGAAAGAACAGAAAGTTCTAAAACAATACTTACAGAAGATAACAAAGAATTATTGAATGATTAATAATGACTAATATTAAATATTTAAAAGACAATGGTTTATTAGAAGCTCATAAACAGTTTCTCAGAATGTGTAACGAAGAATATTTATCACATGAGGAATTGAATCTTAATGAGGATAACGAAGTTGCCCCAACGTCTGATAATAATGACCAGAATCAAACTAATGAGCCAGATACGGGCAATCAAGACTCATCATTATTTGATAATAATCCTACTGAAGGTGATAATACTACACCAATGGGGGTAAGTGGTAATACGAATGACACCGAAGACGCTATGAATGGGGATGCTTCTATGGGCGGAGAAATGCCTATGGATAACATGGATGATTCATTAGATAGCGATAGTGATATTGCACCTGATAATGATAGTAGTGATGAAGATACCATAGACATAGATGATTTGACAGATGCGCAAGAAAAAATTAATCATAAAACCAATAAAATAGGGATTAATTTAGGGAAAGTTGATAATAGAATCGAACACCTTATGCAATCACTTGAAAAGATGGAAGATATGATTGATTCTAATAATGCGGAAATCATGAGTCTTAGAAAAGAATTTGAAAAGAGAAATCCAACTCAAATAGAACGTATAGATATGCGTCGTAGATTTGATTCTCCAGGTTTTAATGAATCACCAGAAGAATCATTGGCAAAACGTTTGCAAGCACGAGATAACTATGCAGTAACAGATGGGGGCGATAAGACTAATGATAAGCAATACACTCTAACACAAAATGACATTGACAGTGTAGGTGATTCTCAAGTAGCTGATTCTTTTTATAAAATAGACGATAACGATATACAGGATATAAATAAGATTTTTGGATTTTAATTATAAAGTATAATCATGGCGTAGATTTTTTTTAAATTTGCGTCATGATTTTTTGGTTTTATAGTTTTTTGGTTGTATCTTTGCAAAAGATTATAGTTTAAGTGAGTAATAGACTCACAAATATTTTTTTAATTTTAATTTTTATGAATAAATTTAATGTAAACATCAATTCTGATGACGTTGTAAAACAACACAATGAAGTTATTGAGTCTTCTCAAAACAAGAAAACTAAGTCCACCTTTGACACTAAGAATTATTTACAAGCACGTCTTGAAGAAGGTGTTAACGAAAAGACTTTAACTATCCGTTTGTTACCTTTTTATCCAGAAGGAGGTTCTCCTTTTAAAAAAGTATGGGTTCACTCAATCCGTGTCAACAAAGAAGTGTCTAATAGCGGATGGAAGATGATGCCGTGTTTAGAAAAAAATGAAGAAAAATGTGAATGCCCTATTTGTATGGTATCTCGCCATGCACAGGAATTACAAAAGGCGACTACTGATGCCGTTCAGAAGAAGAAGCTTGGTGAAGTTGCTTTCGCAAATAAGCCAAAGCAGGCATGGGTGGTAAGATGTATTGATAGAGACCACGAAGAAGATGGCGTTAAATTCTGGTTGTTTAATAGTTCTAGTAAGCAGCAGGGTATATATGACCATATGATGAATCTCTATGAAATTAGAAACAAATCTGGTAAGAAGAAAGGCAATGATTATAATATCTTTGATTTGAATAACGGAGAAGATTTTATAATCACAATTACAAGAGGGGAAGATGGAAAGACAACATACAAAGTTGTTGATGAAGGCTTTCCAAGCCCATTAACTGATGATTTAGAAAAAGGTATGGCATGGATTAATGACCCAAAGAAATGGTCAGATGTATTCCCTGCTAAAGCTCCTGAGTATATGCGTATCCTAGTAGAGGGTGGTGTTCCTTTTTATGATAAAGATTCTCAACAATACGTCGACAAGTATGTTAAAGAAAAAATAGACGAAGAAAAGAAGCATCAAAACGAACAAGCCAATTTGATGCCAGATACAAGTAGTAAATTTGAGAGTATGCCATCTTCATCTGAACAAGAGCCATCGTCAGATATGACAAATTCATCTGATAATTCTGATGTACCTAATGGTATTATTACAGAAGATGATGAAAATGATTTACCTTTCTAAAATCTAAATATTTTGGCAAAGTTATATTATTCTTATGGTGCGATGGGAAGCTCTAAAACACTTAGATTGCTTGCCCTCGCTCATAATTTAGAAGAAAAAAGTATTCCTCTTATAATTCTCAAACCATCTATAGATACAAGAGATGGAAAAGATAAAGTCACATCACGTGCTGGCTTATCGAAAGAATGTGTATCAATAGAAGTTAATGTGAATCTATATGAGAAGATTAAAGAAATAGACAACGTGAT